TCCAACTACCTTGAAAGGAGTCATTGATGGAGGCACAATGTCAATCAAATGCTATAATGCGAGTGGGAGCCCTGTCTCAATTGACGGGCTTATTTGCGTTTATTCTGCAAATACCGTTTTTGGAAACCCTCAGTTCAACCCTTACCAGCAATGGATCATCTCAGGGCTCATTGGACCACGCCCTGATATCCATCTGGAAAGTCATTATCCTACTGGCGATTACAATCTTATCTATGATGATGCTGGTTTATCCAGTTATCCTCTTAGTTATAGACGTAGTTCTGATCTTAAAAACTACGGTAATTGGCTGGCGGGCTTGACTTTGCTAGGTAACACTAGTCCTAGGGATTGCTTGCATGAGAATGGCTTGGATAGAACTAATCACCGGGGTATTTATGTTGCTTCCTCAAGCACCATATTTACTCCGTTAGTTAGTCACTATCAACCTCAATTTCTCACACCTGACAAGGTTATTAAGACATACATAGTTGATTGTGGGGATAATTCTTTTCATACCCTATATCAAAATGGTGTGTCTGTGGGTTCGAAGAAAAACGTATTGTATATCCAAGATATCGAGTATCTTCTTGGTATAAATCTGGTAAATGAACTGTATTTTCAAAATTATCAGTTCATCTCCGGAGTTATCCAGCCGACGCTTTATAAATTGGTGACTTTTACGTCTACTCCTTCGGTCCTCTCGCTTTACTATACGTTCAAAATTTATGACCCTATATCTACTCTTAATGATATAAGATTAGGTGTAGCCACTCAGACTGGAACGGGTTGGACTGATTTGTCCTACCAATACTCTAACTTTAAGGAGACAGCTTATTATAGCTGTACTAATTATGGTCAGACTATCTCTCGTTCTAATCAACAGTGGGTTGCGGGCAAAACGTATGGTACATTCCTGAAAGTATCGTCTGCGAATGTTAGTTCCACAAACGTCATGCACAATTCTTTAATTAAGAAGCGAGCTTTTGGCGCATACTGGGATTCACGTCTCAAGGACATACGTCCAGCATCTTTTTATTCTTTCTTGGAGGCCACCGAGAACCTTCGGGTTTCTTTTTCAGATAACCTTCTGGAAACTCTTTCAGAACTTACTTCTATCTATTCTTTATTGCCGTTTAACGGTGGTAAAGACCTACTACAACTTCTTCATGAGATTACTACTTCTCCGAAGAATTGTATTAGTGCGATTAGAGTCGGTGCTGATGAGTGGTTAAGGGCCTCTTTTGGCTATTTACCCCTTGCTGACCAACTTGAGGATATTCTCCAAAAGTTTACGCGAGTTATCATGCAGTTTTATAGTGCATGTAATACTATGCGCACGGTCTATGGATCAAGAACCTTTGAGCTCGATGAGACAACCGTCTTGGTTGTCAACTCGAAAGTTAGGGCTAGGGTTGATTCTAACTCTATACTTAATTTACTTTTGGCTCTTGATTCATCGGGTATTTTGCCTTTACCATCTAGGCTCTGGGATTTAATCCCTTTTAGCTTCGTTGCTGACTGGTTTACAGCCGTGAGTGACAGAGTTCGCTTAGCTGAACTTTATGCTTTTGCTAACTTCTTTACTTACGATTATTGCGTACACTCCTATTGGATTATACGCGACCAATCCTCAGCTTTTTCCAACCTGACTGCTGTGAAGACTGTTACTAGTAGTTGGTATAGACGTGAACTTTCACGCGTTATGCCTTCTCCTAGAGACAGTCCTTTCAATTTTGATAGTCAACCCGTTAGAGTCAACTACCTAACAGCTGGTAGTTTGATAATAAGTTCTACCAAATAGTCCTGGTCGTTTCAGACCATAATATCCAACCCCTTGTAAGGAGGGACATCATGGCAATTACATACGACGCGGCGAATCTGCCTGTTGGCACACCTGTATCTACCAATCTCTATAGCTTTGATCGTACGAAGATGAAGGAACAATTTTCCGACAAATTCACGAATAAACAAGGCCAAAAGGTACTTCATTCTGAATATACCTTAGAGGGTGGTACAGATGGTCACCTAACAAATCTCGTCATCGAAGTGATAACGGATAAACCATTGACCAAAGCTCAAGTAGCCTCTGGCGTGATTCAAATGGTTCATACATCCATAAAAATCACCACTATGTTACTAGAGCGCGACAGCGTGGAAGAAACAGTCAAGGACATCGCAGAAGTTAGCGCCATCTTTGCCTACAATATTCCATACCGTCCCGAAATCACTCTCGCCACAGGATTCTGGGCGTTCATGGATGGATGTTATACTATGTTCTGGAGCTCAGTGAGTTCCGGTACTCGTACGACAACTGTCCAAGAATCCCTTCGTTCTGGGAATAGCAAAATTTCTTGGTAGTGAGATGTTTACACTGCCGTGTAGTGGTGGAAGACTTGATCTAACAAATCAGTCTTCATTCAAACTATGCCCTGTTGAGTCGGCTGAAACTTACAGTCGATCCATCAATGTATACCTCTGTATTGTAGTCGAATCTCCCTTGGGGAAAAAGCCTATAAGCGTTATGAGGAAACTCAAAAATAGCGCTTGTTCGACTTCACCTCGAGAATTTCTCGATCGCCAATCTGAGCTGTACGACCTCTTCGTTAAATCTTCACGAAGAGATCAAGATGACGTTGAAACACGCCATTATCTGAAAACAATGGAGAAAACTCATATTTTTCCTGAATATCTTCATTGGTTTCGTACAGGGGACCCTATCTTCTATAAGTATATCCTTCAGGTATTCGGCTCACTAAAGAAAATTGAGCTAAGTACTGTTCAGTCTAGTGCCGACGCATTGCGCGCCTGGTATGAGACTGAAGAAAGGATATGTCAGGTTAGGGACACTCTTCCCCTAGATCACATTAAAAACATAATATGTGGTCTATTGGATTTTAAGAGGATGTCTAATCTGCCGAAGTTTGGGCCTGGTAAAGTATCTGATAAACGAATTTCGGGGCAAGCCTCGAAACTTGATAATTTGGTACTTTCGGCTATTGATAATCGCTTCTTCTATCCGGGTCCTAATTTTGGATTCGGTAGAGCAGGAGATAATCAGCAGTCGATGCTTAAGGGTTCTAGCCATGAGCATAATGTGTTGGCTAGGTACAAGGAAGTTGCTAAGAGTTATAAGACTCGAAGATCTATTTGTATAGAGCCTCTTAATCTTACGCTGTCTCAACAACAGCTAAGGATGGAGCTCGAATCAAGTATTGAGTCTAGTTTATTCTCTAGATTCATTAAGATCGATGATCAGTCTTATAATAGGGACTTAGCCTTAGCAGGCTCAGTTACCAACTTATCAGTGACCATTGACCTATCGAGCGCTAGTGACAGTGTGAGGTGGGATCTAGTTAAAAAGATCTTTCCCCGCTCTCTCGTTATTGATTTCTTCAAGACGAGATCATCCTTTGTGAAAACTCCGGATGGCCCATATGAAGTCGTTAAATTCGCACCTATGGGTTCGGGCGTATGCTTTCCTGTACAGAGTATATTATTCTGTGCAGTCTGCATATATGCTGGTATGGTTATAAGTGCTGAACAATCCAGGGCATCACTTGATGCATTGACTACTATTCCGCGGTGGTTTGTTAAAAACCACTTTGGAGAGTCAAATGTTTATGGTGATCTTGGAGTCTATGGTGATGACATAATTGTTAGCGTTCAGCTAGCAGATACTGTCATTCATCTACTTACCGCTTTAGGCTTTTTAGTCAACGAGTCTAAGAGCTTTCTTGAGAACGATTGTTTTCGGGAGAGTTGCGGTGGTTATTACTACAGGGGAAGTGATGTTACACCTAAATTCATCAGAATGAACCAATCTGATAAGGACTGGGAAGCTTATGCATCATTGTTCGGAATGGTGAACAACCATTCTGGGACGGTGAGAGCATATCTTATCCATGTTCTTAAGACGAAAAAATTCGCTGGTAAACGTAGGAGTATAATCTTTTCTTCTGAGGATAGTCAAGTATCATTTTCAATACATTCTAAGATGTTCTGTAACTTACAGACACATTCTCGGAAGAATATTGATCTTGATACATGGATATACCTATGCCATAATGGCAATGGTGCTATTCATACTTATATAGATAGTATATCTATTGAGTACAAGAGTACCTATGTCAAGAGCTATAGTGATACGTACAGATCATCGTTGGGAAACGATAAAGAAGCATCAGATTTTTATGATGCCTATCTGTATAATGAGTGGATGAGATCGAGGATTCTTAATAGGGCTCTTAGTCCTAGTGAGACGGTTTCAGTTATCCATGGACCCACGTTAACACAGCTATCTGAGAGATGGACTCCTCAGGTAACCTTATAGTCGTGAATCGACTTGGCAAC